GTGTAGATCATTCATCTACCCTGATACCCGTACACTGGAAGAAGATTTCAGCATCAAAGTTTGGTATTGCCTTGATGATATTCTTCTGACGGTCTGACAAGCTGCCCCACCATAACTGACCACATTCAGATTCATCAAGCACTTTCAGGTAACCGCCTGTTGTTTCATGTGACGGATGCTCTGCCTTTTCTTTATCCGTCATATCTTCTGAATAAATCCATTCAACAACATTCTTTGGTATATGATATAGTAACCACCTTGCATCAGATTCATACCAATCACGATAGGTCATATCTGACGGTTTATTGAACAACAAGATTTTCTGTTCAACAGTATTGAAACAACCAGTATTAAAAGATGACTTGTTCCAGTCCCCGGTGTTCCTGTTCCCGGTGTTGCAGTTCCCGGTGTTCCTGTTCCCGGTGTTCCTGTTCCCGGTGTTCCTGTTCCCGGTGTTGCAGTTCCCGGTGTTCCTGTTCCCGGTGTTCCAGTTCCCGGTGTTCCTGTTCCCGGTGTTCCAGTCCCCGGTGTTGCAGTTCCCGGTGTTGCAGTTCCCGGTGTTGCAGCGACCCGTGCAATTCTTTCCAAGGTTCACGATCCGCAAGACTTCATCCCACGGGATTTCACGCACGATTTCCAGTTTATCAGTACAAGACTTGTCACCTTCTGTCAGCACTTCACCGTATGCAATGACTTCTGCAACCTTGTTGTTGCTGTCAAAATCATAATAATTGAAGCAGTCAGCAGCAGTCTGACAGAAATGCATACCGTGACCACAAACATCAAGTTCCCCTTCTTCCTCAAACTTTCCGGGACAAGTGTACTGTTTTGTGTTACCACCCGGCGAACAAGTCCAATCAGATCTGAACACTTTGAATCCATGAACCACATTCTGAACGGTATTATTTTCCATTTTCTTATTCCTCACTTTCTTAAACTGCTACCCCTTCAATCTCTGCAAAACGCTTTGCATTGATGAAGTAAGACCAACGGTGTTCACTGGTATGAATTGCATACCCCCAAGGAAAAACCCCCTGTTGTAAACCAAGTGCTATTGTGTTTGTGTGTTTGTGCATCAACTTAGCAACCTCATGTACTGTCAAGGTTTGGATGCCACCTTCACACTTTGACGGTTTGAAGATCACCGGGTTTTCATCCTGTTCAAAATAATCAGGTGCAAGTCCAAGTGATACTGCAATATCACTCTGAACCTGTTCTGACGGGACTGTTTTGTCATTCAGGTACATACTGATTGACCCCTTACTTTTCCCGGTCATTCCAACCACCTGTGCCTGATTGACACCTAACTGCTGCATAGCCTGTTTCAACTTTTCGCTGAATTTCATATTTATCACCTATCCTTTCATGTTGGTAGATATTTTATCTACTTTTAGGCAAAAAAAATCTTAGTTGCATCATCATCTGTCAAATTCAACAGATCTTTCAGTGCTTTGATTTCACTTGCCTTGAACTCTGTTTCATTGTTGACCTTCTTCATCAATCCAAAGTAAGTCAATCCACACTTTTCAGCCACAAACTGCAATTTATAGCCGGATGCATTGATTTTTTCCCTTAATAACTCTGTGTTTGTCATCTTACTTTTCACCTTCCTTTTCATCATCAGGAAACGCATTGTTATTGTACTGCTTCCTGATTGTTATTCTTACAACACCTGATTCCAACTGTTCAAAGGATGTTTCCTTGAACTTCTGCGGTCTACCCTTTTTCAGGCTTTCCATATACGCAAGGTATTCAAGTTTGGTTGGAAATTCAAGAATCTGTTCAATCCATGCTGCAACTATTTTCTTCACTTCATCACCTTCTTTCTAACATGAACCACCGTCTGCACCATGAAATGCACCAACAGGGTATTTCCAGTCATTTGTATATATGTCATCTGTTGTGAACTCACCAGTAAGTATTGAATGAATTGCTTTCTTATCATCCCAACAGACACAAGACTTTGTATCACCTATAAATTCATCAATGTTCTTTTTGTTATCAAGGGTGAACCCAAGAACTTCTTCATCATGCCTTAGTGCTGCATAATCATCAGGAAAAAGTTCTTTTACCCCGGCAAATAAACGGGGTGTTGAAAATATGCACATCATACAACTGCATCTGTTCCAACCTATCCTGTAACATGGGTGTGGGTTTATATGATGCCGTTTCAGCAATTCCCAAACATCCTTTTCAGAATAATCAATGCAACACCGCCATTGATGAACAATCCTGTGTGCCTTGGCTTCTGCATTGGTGCGGTGTATTTCCATTTCATTGTACTTTGACCGCCCGGCTGATTCACCACGGCGTTCACCTGACACAATCAGTATTTTCTTATCATGCTTGGTTTCTTCAAGGTTTGCTGTCACACTGTCTTGGACTGCTGCCTTTAAGTTACCGCTACACCACCGCCCTGAATGTGTACCGCCTTTTGCCGGGAACTTGTGTCTTTTTCCACCAAGTTCTTCAAGTTCACCCAGTCGGTCAAGGTTACTGACAACAGTATCTGCAACACATATTTTCAAATAAGCGGAACACCAACGCCTTGACAGGTCACCAGTCTTTGCCGGGAACTTCATTCTGTAACCATACTGTTTCAGAAGTTCTTCCATTTCTTCTGTTGCCTGTTCTTTCAGTTCCTTACATTTCAGGTAATTACTTGACAATTTGCACTGTCTGACTTCCCCAGTATCAGGGTCAATCCATTCAATCGGTTCTGATGCACCTATGCGGTACAACTCACCAAAGAAACCGTTGACCCTGTATGAAACCCTTAACTTGATACCCTCTGCATCTGCAAGTGCTTTCACATAACTTTGGGTACATTTCCAGTCCATACGCCTTGAAGGATGCCCGCCGTCAATATCGTGATGCCAAAATTCAATTTTTTCCTTTGGTACACCAAGTTCAAGAAGTTTCAGATAACAGGCAACTGAATCTTTACCGCCTGAAATCAGCACCACAATCAGATCATATTCTTCAAGTGGTAACAGTTCCGGCAAATAGATTTTCTTGAAATGCTCTGAATCTGTTCTACCCTGAACCCTTGGTTTCAATGTTATTCCTTTGCCATATATCGGCGTATCAGGAACACCCAACCTGACGGGTGTTTCCTTGGTACAATCTGAATCCTTTATGAAATCCATTCTGCATCTACCCTTTCCCAGTTCCTTCAAAAAGTTGTCTATTGTCAGCACACCTTATTGCATCAGGGGTGTCTTGCCTTTATCAGATTTCACATTAAAATCTGCAAACCTGTCAGCCAACATTGAACTTTTTGAACGGTACTGTTCAAACCGCCGGGGTTTCACATTAAAACCACCAAAACCTGTTGACTTACACACAATAGACAATTTTTTGAAAGAACTGAAATCCTATTCCTTGGTTCTTTTCCCCGGAACTGCTGCAACAGTTCTTTTTGAAGTAGTCAGGAAGTCGGGGAACTTCCTGACCTGAAACAAAGTGCTGTGTCATCTCTGTTACCCGGCTTACTTTACACACACCCTTGCTTTGCAAGTATGCTTGTCACTTACCTTATGGGTATTCATCAGTGAACATTGTGTTTGCATCATGCCTTTACAACTGCTTGACTGACTTCCTCATTTCTTTGTTTCCGAAAAGTAGATGTTTTATCTACTGACATAACAATAACATTGGGTAGATAAAATGTCAACACTTTTTTATAAAAAATTTGATAAAAGTTGATATTCAATCTATTTTATGGTATTCTTTAAGCATAACCAACCGGGAAGAAGGTGATTAAATGACAATAGGCGATAGGATAAAAGCAAGGCGGGATGAATTAGGAATGTCACAAGAAGAACTTGCACATAAGATTGGATATAAAAGCAGAACTTCCATAAACAAGATCGAACTTGGTATTCAGGAATTACGTCAATCAAAAATAAAACAGATTGCTGATGCACTCCAAACAACCCCGGCTTATATCATGGGTTGGAAAGAAACAGAAGAAGATCAGCAATTAAAGAAATGCCGTGATTTAATAGAAAAGTGTTACGGTTCAGATATGTATGAACTTATTGAACTGTACGCCAAATTAAATGAATCAGGAAAAAGTAAGATCATGGGTGAATTGCGTGATACGGTTGCATTATCAAAATACACCGTTACGGAAAAAAGGGAAAATCAAAAAATGGCATAATTTTCCATCAGTACGGAAATATCATTGCAGTTGATTTTCAAAAAGGTAACTGTTGGTAACGGGTAACTGTTGCTTTTCTATACTGTATATTTTACTTTTTATATTCTTATTCATATAAAAAAGTAATTGTAATATAAGAAAAATATCACTAAACAGATACCAACCGTTACTATATTGAAAACACTGTATTTGCAACAGTTACCTTGAACCGTTACCAACAGTTACAAACGGTTACCACAAAGAAGGGAAGGTCAGATTTATGAAAAAAGTCATTAAACTTGTCGTTTTAGCAATCGTTGTTATTTTCGTGATTATGGTTGTGAAGGATATTTCAAAGAATCCTATTCAGAAAAAAGAAACATCATCAGAAGAATTTCCGGTCATATTAGATGCAGATGCTTATTCAAGAATTTCATCTGAACAGTTGGTTGAATTACTTGGTGAACCAAAGTCAACAGAAGATTGGAACAATGAAAATTCCAAAGGTACATTTCAAATGCAGCTTTACACTTATGACTTAGATGGAATGTATGCAGAATTTATTCTGTATGAAAATGCAGTTGTTAAAATCAGATGCTTTGCAACTGAACCGTGGGAAATCAAGAAAGACTTTGACAATGTGTTCAAAATGTTCAACATTACGGTAAAAAACAGTGCAAGGAAGGTTGTTGACACGGGCGTTACTTATAAGTTTTCACCAGTGTCAGACACCGTTGCAGAATTTGAAGTTTATAATTTTGATTCAGAAAAGCATACCTTTGATTCAGTCTATATCACATACAATTTGAATTATTTTGATGACCCTAATTAACTGAACAAAAAATGAACCCCAACCGTTGCAGCGGTCAGGGTTCTAATAACTCTATACCAAGGAATAGGATGATATAGGCTATGCAGATACAATTATATCATCCATTCCGTGAAATTTCAATCAGGAAGGAATGATATACATGGGAAGAAGAAACCCAAACGGTTACGGATG